GGAGCCTCGAGCAGCGCCGTAATCGGCTGCCCGGTGGCTAACGCGAGGTCGGCCAGGTGGTACGTCAGGGAGTGTCTACTGATAAAGGGCTTTCGTCGTTCCCCATCTCCAGATTGCCCACCTGCTCGATGAACTGGTCGAACGGCGGCACGGTCTTGCCCTCGTGCCTGGCCTGCTCCCAGGCAAGCCAGACGAGGTGCTCGAGGGCCAGTGAGCCGTTCGACAGCGCCTGGATCGACAGTTTGAACTGGCGTTCGAACTTCACAAAAGTCCCAATAGAGGGCTTCACTGTCCACGAGGTGCCGTCCTCGAGTTCGACACTGATGTGCAGGTCGATCATGGCGCTATGACGTCGCGGTCGAGATTGCGCCCGTTACGGGCCATGTCACGGATACGGTCGAGAGATCCCCCACACTGCCGTCGATGAAGGGCAGCTCGGTGATGAGACACGACGCGGTCTTCTTCGGGTTGGTCGCCGTCACGCTGCCCGACGCCGGCGTGATCGTCACGTTGACCGCTGTTCCGAGCAGATCCTTCAAGGTTGCGTAGACTTTCGACGCCGCGAAGTCGTTCAAGAATTCTATGGAAACCGAGGAGTCCTTAATCCCCCCAATTCTGGACACATTTGTCTCTGACATCGCAGTTGTCAAAATATCTGCACAGGTCTCATTGAACCCGGTAACGCTGGTTATATGGTCCGTCAGGTCCACTGAGTTGACCGTGACGGTGACCGACTGGTTAAAAAATACGGCCATGATCAGCCTTCCTTTTCTTTGGTTTTCGGTGGTGCGGCCAGGTGGCCGCCGGAGATGAGGGCGTCGATGTTGCAACCCTCGAGGTCGTCGTCGGTGACGGTTCCCCCAGGTTCAACGCCGGCGACCGTGCAGGTCCCGACGATCTTGTAGGTGGTCATGTGGCGTATACCTCCACGTTGAATGTGCAGCCCCAAAAAAGACTGTCGGCTACTTGGATTTGACCGAATGCGGTGCAGCTCGTGACTTGCGAGGTGGATGCCTCGCCGCCCAGCGTCTCATCGCCCCTGATGGCGGCTTCGACGCCGGCCGAGCCGGAGATGAAGCCGTCGAGCAGGTCCTGGCCGGCGTTCGGTTCCCAACGCTGCGCCAGGGCCAACACCTCGAAATTGAATTTCGTGAGACCCTGACCGGACATGCCCTGGTGGTAGTCGGCGACAGGGGAACCAGGCCGCACGATCGAGCAGGGCACGGTCACCCTGTCCGGGAGTGTGTCGAACACGGCGACGAACGCACTCACCGTCTCAAGCCTGACCTTGAGCTGGTCGCGGATCGCTCCATAGTCGGCCACATTCACGCCACGGCCAACAGGCGATAGCCGGACAGCAACGCACGCACGTCCGGGTCGATGCGTGAGATACGTACCGCGTCGCCTTCGAGGCCGGCCTGGAAGCCGAGCGGCGAGCTGCGCCGCTGATACAAGCGTGCACCGAGCACCGTTGATGCCTGGACAATCGCCTTCGGAATCGCCATGCCGTAGCCGTAGAAGGCGGTCACCTCGACGGTCGCACGGTTGCTCATGTACCTGGGGAACGTCGACCCGTCGACTCGGCGGATGATCCGATACGGGGTGACGTTGCCCTCGAGGACGAATTCCGACGTGATCGTCAACGTTGTGTCGTAGGCCCCGTCGTCGGCGGTGTCCGTTTTGACGACCAGTGACGTGGTTTGTGCGATGTCGTCGACCAGGACGACCCGGTCATCCATCGGCCGGTAAACCTTCGCGGTCGCCGATCCGGGGACGACGAAGCTGCGACCCGTGTAGTTGTCGATCTCCTGCTCGGCGGCGTCGATCGCAGCGTCGATCGGATCATCCTCGGACGAGGTAGCCGACGGGATCCCGAGGTAGGTCTTGACGACCGCTCGAGTCGTGTAGGCGGGCATCTACTTCTTCTTCGCTGGGGCCTTCTTCGCGGCCGGGGCCTTAGCGGGCTTGACCGCCTCGACCTTGTGGACGCGGCCGGGCGACTGCTTCGCCCACAGGTCCTCCTGGCTCGACGTGTCGCTCATCTGTTTTCTCCTGGCGGGTAACGCCTCGGCCCGGTTTGACTGCCGAGCCGAGGCGATCCCTGGTGGGGGTCTTACAGGGTGGCGTTCCAGAGCGAACCCTGGTTCACGGCCACACTGCTGGGGTTCCTCACGGCGAAGGCGGAGTAGCCGAACGCGACGATGCGAACCGTCAGCGTTGCGGATCCGACGCCGTCGAAGCGGGCCAGCATGGGTGTTCCGGCGTTCTGCTCGAACAGGAGCACATCGTCGGAGCGCATCGTGATAACCCGGTCCTCGTCGGTGCCGGCACCCAGGTTCGTCGGAATGTTCGCGTCGGTGACGACGGGAACGCCGGCGATCTGGAACAGGGCACCGCCGTAGCCGGCTACGCCTCCGATGCCGATGACGTTGGCGCTGGTCGCGGCCGTCACCTGGAACAGCGGGCGACCGGTCGTGTCCGAAGATCCGGCCAGGTAAGCGGCTCGCCTGGGATGGACCACGATTACGTCAGGTGGCAGGAATCGGTTCGCGTTGACCGTGCCGATCGCCTTGACGATCTGCTCGAACTGGTCCTTGCCGGTCGGTGATGCGTCGTCCTCGTCGAGGTCGGCGATGCCGGACGTGTTCAGGATCCCGGTGTGGGTGCCTGACGAGCCGGACCCGTTGATGAGGTCAGCATCGAGGGAAGTGGCGTAACTCATCGCCAGATCCTCGAAAATGATCTCCTCGGTCATCGTTCCGCGCTCGATCACCTGACGGCTGATGTCCTGCTGTCCTGCGTAGGTACGCACATTTGACGTCAGGAGCGTGTCGTCGATGTCCGTCTCGGAGATAGCGGCGTTTTCGGATGCCTGGGCGGCGGCCGTTGACGCTGTCGTGATCCTCGAGATGTTGACCGTCATGCCGTCGAACGGCAGCGGGACGCTGCGGCACATGTTGGCAAACGGACGGCCGGCCTGGGCCTTCTCGGCTACCAGAGCCGTCAGGTACTGGGGTACCACAAGGCCTGCATAATTAGCCGTTGTGCCGTCGCGGTAGACAACGTCCATTTCGCCCTGGTGGCGGGCGATCCGCTGCGAGGCGACCGGGTCGTTGAATGCCTGAGCGGCGAACATGTCCTGGAGGAAATGGTGGTCGCCGCCTTCACGGTAGGTGAGAGGCTCATCGGTGATCGTGACGAGGCCTGCGGCGCGCTCCTCGGGAGCGTCGTCGGTGGATGCCACCTCGGCCCGCAGCTTGGCGGCCTCGAGGTTGGACACCTGGATCTCGCGCAGCTCCGCGATTCGGGCGTCGAGGACGTCCGCGCGGGTCTTGAGATCCTTCAGGCTCGTATCTTCAGAGTCGGTCAGGTCGCGGGCTTCTTCAGCCGCACGTTCGACCAGGCCGGTCTGGGTGGTGGAGATTTCGTCGCGTTCGGCGACGAGTTGGTCGAGTAACTGCATATCGCACTCCTCAGTCGAGGGTCGTTGTTGAGGGTGCGATTGGGTGCCGGCGATCAACCGGCGGCGCTCACGCGGCGCTCACTTGTTCCTAGAGACTAAACCACGGATGAGACAGCCGGTGGGCTTCTACGTTGCCTCTTCGATCAGTAGCCGGATCATCTCCGACCTGGCGACGTCATGCTCGGCGGCCATTCGGTCCAACGCCTCGAGCAGCTCGGCGGGGCAACGGAACGCGACCAGGTTGTTATTCGACATCAGACGACGGCTGTCAGGTCCAGGGCTTCGACGTAGACGGTGTAGTCCGGCCCGTCGGCCATGTCGTAGATGATGTAGGCCGAATGGCCGAGGGTCTGGTACCAGGAGCGCAGCAGAAGTGCCGCCACGGACGTTTCGCACCAGAACATGGTCGAGGTCGAGTCGTCGGCGGCGACCAGCTCGGCGTGTTCATGCTCGAACCGTTCCCATTGGTCGTGAAGGAACGCGCCCATCGCGTTGACCCATAGGAGCTGTGCGTCGCGGTCGTCGAGTGTCACCGGGATGGTCTGTCTTGTCATTTCCATTATCTGATTTCCTCCAGGAAGTCGTGCAGGGACAGTGGCAGGTCGTGGTCGTTGAGCATCGTGAGGCGACCCGGTTCGGATGCCCCGAAGTACGGAAGGCGAACGAAGTTGCCGGGAGGGCCGAGCGCATGGTCGACACGCGGGTAAATGCTGTCGATGGTGACGCCGGCGACGTCTACGGCGTGGCCGAGGGCGCGGCGCATGTCGTCGCAGCGGACCCAGTCGTCGACGAGCAGCCAGACGTGGATGCCGCCGGATCGGGTGCGTTCGATCCAGGTGCCGAGGCCGGCCCCGTCGAGAACGGCCTGGATGGTGCGGCCGGCGTCGAGGATCTCGGCTTCGGTGCCCTGGCCGCGTCGGCCCGGCTTGTGGACGTCGAGGTCGACGCAGCCCCAGCGGCACATCCACAGGTCGCGGCGGTGCGACTCCTGGTAGATGCGGTGTTGTTCGTGGAATGCCGACGGGCCGCCGGCCCGATGCGTCGGGTCGTACACCATCGGGTAGACACCCATTGGGGCGGTTCCCTCGAGGTGGCGAAGGATCGTACGGGGCGTGACGTCCTCCCAGACGCAGCGGGGACGGTCGCCGGATGCGCCCCAGGCGTGCGGGAAGCCGGTAAACACGTCGGCGAACAGGTCGACGTCTTCGGCGGTGAGGCCGGAGACGTGGAGCCGGTCAAGTAACCCTGTCGTCATGTATAACAGACTAGCGGAGTCTGTTATACATTGCAAGGATTAGCCGGCGAGGAGGTGCCGCCATTTGGCGAGCCTGGGGGCGACCTGCGGGTCGTCGGGGTCGTAGGCGCGCACTGCGAGGACTTTCGCCTCGCCGTAGGCGGCGCTAGTCACTAAACCGACATGATCCAATCTGGCTTCCATTCTGGTGACGTGGCGGCGGCCGTCGCGTGTCTCGGTCTTGTTGCGGATCGGTTGGAACGCGACGGACAGGCCGGTGACCATGCCGTCGGATGCGAGCTGCCGTGATTCGTCGGCGCGTGCCGTTCGGGCCAGCCTGAAGTCGGCGACCAGGCCGTCCGCTGTCTTCTCCCACGACATCGACATTCCGACCGGGTGCCGGTTCCGGTCATGCTGCTCGAGCAGCGGGATGCGGGTGCCGCGCTCTTTGATGGACTTGTCGAACACGGTGCGGGCGAATGTCTCGATGTAGTCC